TAAGGGTCCAGATATAGAATTCATGAAATCTGACATATATATAATATACATAAAATTATATAATTTAAAATATATAAAATTTAAATTATATATAATTTAAAATATCTAAATTTTATATTTTAAAAATGAAAAGACTTAAATATGTTTCAAACATTCTACCATAATGAATGTTTCAACAAGTTATACAACGCAAAATGAACTATTACTAAATAATTTAATGGAATTTTATAAAAATGAGCAATATCTTACAAAGATGCTAAAAATAATTACTGGAGAATCTAAAATATCATTACGTATTGTCGACTGGTTTGCTACAAATTACGCTAAGAAGAACTATACATTATATACGATTAGTCATGACAATACACCTGCTATTCGTTTTAAGGTTTACTTTGATTATAAGCTCAAATTGAAAGCATATAGTAAGAAACGTTTTGATCCATTTTGTCGCTGGGATAGGATAAGCATTCCATATAAGAGCGGAACATGTATTGAGACCACTATCGGGCAATTAAACTTTTTCAAATGGGCGCTTGAAAATAGGGTAATTGAATATATCGAAGATAATTATGAAACGATTGAAAAGGACATGAATAGTCGTAACAGCACTTCCAAAAGAAAGGAAACATTGGCGGATAATTCAAAGACGCGTAAAAAGAGAGAAGAGTTGTCAATTTCCGCTACAAAAAGCATCAAGAAAGAGGAAGTGGAAATTGTAGTAGAGTTTCATTGAAAATGTTTGATTTTGCTTTTGAAAGTAAAAGCTTTCGGTTTTTAAAAACGAAAACAATATTTCAATATAATGATAAAAAGACATATCTATATATATTATTATAATGGAACAACTAAATATAGTTGAATTGATTGAGAGCAATCCAATCACAAAATTGTCTTCTGACTATAATGTCAAACTACTTACAAAAATAAAGGCAAATTTTAGTGATTTTGAACAACAATTATTTTTGAAAACTTAAGGATAAATATAAAAATGCGGATATAAGCACTATGCAACTTTTTAGGGTCGTGTTCACATTAATGATCATCATTGGATTTTTGATAAAGAAGCAAATCATTATAATTAAATAATAACCTCCAATATTATTTAATTATAAATCAAATATAAAAATATATAAACCTCATTTTTATTTAAATACTTTTCGTCTATTTTATTATACATTTGTATATGGGAAATTCACAATCTATCAGAAAAATAAATTTTCAGGATATTCAATATATTATTAGATTGCCCGAAAGACATATTATGATTAATACATTGCCAGTTTCAGAACAAGATTGTTTGTTACCAAATACCATGAATATACATAAAGAAGAAGAATTAATAAACCAGTTGCTGCAAAATAGTAAAAAAGNAGTAAACATTATTATTTATGGTAAGAATTGTAATGATAATACATTATATACAAAATATCAACAATTGACTTCTCTCGGATTCTATAATGTGTTTGTATATCCTGGGGGGTTATTTGAATGGTTACTATTACAAGACATTTATGGTGTAACAGATTTTCCTACAACAAAAAAAGAATTAGATTTGCTGCGATACAAACCAAATAAAATACTAAATATAGCTATTTTAGAATAATATTTATTTAAGTATTCATATAACTATATAAATGATTCCAATGAATCAAGTTTTTCATTTTTTTCTGTTAGGTGCTTTATTAATTAGTTTCTATTTTTTTATAGATATATTAGTATTCAAAAATAAAATCCATTCTGATATTTTTTCCACATGGCAATTTCCCATGTTGCTAGCTATTTATTTAGATACTATTTATAGGTTATAATAAATTCGTGAATTCATTTTTAAATTTACATAATGCTATATTTGATAATTCGTCGGCGCGTTTATTCAAATCACGCAAAACATGGTTGTATTCAATAGTTTCAAATTTTTTCTCCAAATTTTTAGCAGTTTCAAACAAATTCAATAAGCTGGGCGAACTACACTTGTATTTACCTGTCATTTGATAAATGACAAGTTGACTATCTCCTTTCACCAATAAAGATTTTATATTCATATCGATTGCTTTTTGAAGACCCAAAATAAGACCTTCATATTCTGCTTGATTATTGGTTGCTTTTACTCCAACAAAAGATGTACCAGACCAAATCTCATTATCATTCTTGTAAATGACTGCACCTGCTCCAGACAAACCAGGATTCCCCTTGCTACATCCATCAAAGAATAATTTATATTCAAAATCGTATTTATTAATTGTTTTAGTAACATTTTTAATAATGATTTTTGGCGCATATTGTAGAGTAGTTTGACGTAGCATCATGTATAATATATAATTTATATAATAACTTTAAACCTTTGACAAATATAAATATTATAATGTAATATAAATAAATGTTGATCCCTTTATTTCTTCTCTCTTTATTTACATCAAGTGTTTTATCTGATAGTGAATGTCCAAATGTACCTGGCTTACCTGGTGACAGACGCAAAGATAAGAGTAAAATGCGAATTGTTCAATATAATGTAGAATGGCTATTTATTGATTATAATAGTGAAGCCAATTGTCCTGGTTATGGTTGTACATGGGTAAATCAATCAGAAGCCGAAATACATATGGATTATGTTGCAAATGTTATAAAAGTTTTGGAGCCAGACTTTATTAATTTTTGTGAGGTAGAAGGCTGTGATGAGTTGAATATATTGAAATCAAAATTAGATGACTCTTATATGCCGTACTTAAAAAAAGGCACCGATAGTGCAACTGGTCAGAATGTTGGATTCTTATCTCGAATTGACCCAGTAATAAGTGTATATCGCACAGAGGCACGTTATAATTATCCTATTCCTGGATCCAAATGCGGATACACTGGTGCGACTACTTCCACTGGTGTAAGCAAGCATTATATTACTGAATTCGAATTTGGTGGTATGCAAGTTGCGGTTATTGCTGCACATTTAATTGCTATTCCAACAGACTCATCTAGATGTGCACAGAGAGAAGGACAAGCGGCTATTTTACAGGAGTTGATTATGGGTTATGTAAATGAAGACTATGAAGTAATTATGATGGGTGACTTTAATGATTATGATGCTGAAGTGATGGACATCAATAATGACAAACCAAAGTCGCAAGTGTTGGATATTTTAAAAGGTATCACAGGCGATTATGTAGGCAAATATGAATTATATAGTGTTGCAGAAAATATTTCACAAGACCAGCGATATAGTGATTGGTACAACTCGGATAACAATTGCAATACGGATTCATTGCGTGATTTCTCTATGATAGATCATATATTGGTAACGGATGTATTAAGAAAAAATATTTTTAATGTTTTTATTTATCATGGTTATGATGAATATTGTGGCAAATATGAGTCTGACCATTTTCCTATAATAATTGATTTACAATTTTAGAGATTCGACATCTTTCTGCGCTTTTCTATGTAACTTTAAAGATTCCTTTCTAGAGTAAGCCGTTTTAAATAGTTTGTCCGAGCGCATCTTAAAGACACGATAATCGAATAAGTCAAATGCTTCATTAAGAGCTGTTGTGTATTCACACTTATCACGATGCATTGTATACATAATGCACCTATCAATATCATATGCTGCAAGTAAATCGGCTTCTCTCACAATATGATATGCTAGCTGATATTCTCCCAAGTCAGGATATCCACGTGCCTTTACTTTTGAATACGACATTGTTGAAATAATTTTGCTCATTATTTCTAAATCTTCTGGTCTCATAATGTCGGACAAATAGGATTTGTATTTAATTATACCTTCTGATTCATCCATATATTTTTTATCGCTCATATCGTGACCAATAGCGGCTGCGAAAATAATTTCCTGTTGTTGTTCTAAAAAGGGATTATTTTTTAATTCACTTTCATAAATGCGTTTTGCATAACCAAACACTTCCATTGCATGTTTTAAACCATGTGATTCGTCAATATTATATAATTCAGTTGTTTCGCCTACATATCTAAATGAACGATTCAATAAAGGCGTTAAAGATAATGCTGATGTCATGAATTTCATGTGTAAGATGTAACATTATTTCTTTTTTTAAAATCAAATTCAATTTTTTTTCAAATATACTCGCATATTTCTGCAACCAAAATACCTTCTTTTAAAAAGACTTTGAATGGTTTCCCACAGCCGTATATTGCGTTTGTTTGAATATATTGTTCGCAAACTTCTTTTGACGAATGAGGATCAATTTGTTGTCCATTATTTTTAAAGGTACCATGGCGAAAAATTGCACAATTTATTTCTAAAATTTCTATATATTCTTGGCAATGAGGACACGTGACGATAATATTGTTAGATTTTTCCGACATTCAATAATATATATATAAAAAA